GAAGACCAAGTGTATCCGATATACCTCAAGCATACCTATGACGGACATGCAGGCTTTGATGAAGAGTCCTCTATCAGCGTACAGATTGTTGATAGGGAGAGAGTGTCAATTGGGGACGAATACGAAATACACAGACTAGTACTACAGGAGGCTGACACAAGTGCCTAAAGGAAAAGGAACATACGGAAGCAAGCGCGGTAGACCACCTAAAAAGAAAAAGGGCTACTAGTCAGGGGGGAAGATAACCTCGTGCATACTGTCTAAGTGAGCAGTGACTGCTTCCTTGACATTGGCAAAGCTATCCTCTCCCTTGGTCTCGGTCACTACCTTCTTGCCTGTAATAATTGATTTGATATCATCCCTCTCATTGTTGACTACAGAGATGACGAGTTTGGCGATGCCGGGGTAGATATGGAACATACCACATGGAGTTCCAAACCTCCCCTGTCTCACCTTAGTTAGTTCCACGCCGCAGTCGGGGCAGTGGTCATTTTCTAATATCTTCAACTTTAAAGTACTTCCTCGGTATAAAGTATTGCTCCCCCCATCCCCAGTCTCGTCTGAAACCAGCCCACTCCGCATCCATTCCTATAGTATACTTTAAGTTGTCTTCTTTGTCAAGTATCTCTAGCACCTCAGCACCCTTGTTCACCATGTCATCAAAGAAGTCACAGTCTAACCCCCATGAGTCCCACTTTCTAAACAAGTGTTTGCTCTTGTGCACATACTTGCGCACGGTCTTACCCTCAAGCGACCCGTACACTTTCCCCTTCACTATCTGTAGATTCGTCATATATCCTCCTTAAAAGCATATAGTCATCCCAGTGCTCGTGTGCCTTAGTGTACTTACTATCGTGCCACGCCTCTCTGAAGTAACCTCTATGTCTCTCTATTGCTTCTTTTATCTCTATTTGTATGTCTGCATTTCTGCCCAATTTTTACCTACCTCGGGTTCAATCGGGAAGTCTATCGGCATCACATCATCCAGCATCTTGTATACCAGACTGATGGTTGCGTCAAGGTCTCCCTCATGCACCTCAATTATAACTTCATCGTGTACTTGTAATAATAAATGTGCATCCAGCCCGAGGTATTCAATGTCATCATACAGGGTACGCATGGCTAGCTTAATGCAGCTTGCTGCTGGCCCTTGTATGTGAAAGTTAATAGCCTCTCGTAAAGCTGTTGCGCGTTGTCTAACATCTGCTGAGTAGATACCGGGGAACCAGCGTACCCTACCGAAGTAGTCACGAGCATAACCGTTCTGGTGTATCTCTGACGCTACGCTGTCCTGCATCTTTGCTAGGCCGGGGTACCTACTCACTACTCTATCGTAACCCAGAAGGCTTTGCTTCTTTGTCAGCCTTGGGTCTATCTCTTTTAACTTGCCTGCCTTTGCGCCGTAGACTAAAGCGAGGAAGAATGTCTTAGCAGTGTGCCACTCTTGTTCGTCCACACCCTTGACAATCTCCCTGCCATATATGTCCTTACCTATTAATGCGTAGGGGGTAAGGCCCCTTTCAAAGTCATCTCTGAGCGTTGGTTCTGGAGCCACAAGGCTCGCTATCCTCGGCTCTTGCTGACCTACGTCAGCGGCTACTAGTACGTAGCCTTTCCGCGCCTCAAGGCATCCTCGTATCTTTTTGCCGTACTCCTCATACTCTGGGCCTTTTCCTCTTCCATGATGAGGTACCTGTTGTAGGTTGGGGGTTGAGCATGACAGCCTACCCGTGGCAGGAGCCGACCCACTAGTGTCAGAAGATTCTTCATAATAACCTCCTTGGTTAAAATTGGGGTGGAGTGCACCATCCCATTGACTAAGCTCTTTAAATTTCTTTGGAAAGGCTCCCAGCTTGCGGAACATTTTGAAGTCCAGTATGGCCTGTATAGTTTCCTTACGCCAATCACCCAGACTCCGCAGTGTGTTCTCATCCGTAGCCAGCAGCCCTTTCCCCTCCGTGCGCTTTGTTATGGGAGCACCTTCATCCTCTAACCACCGGGCCAGTTGGTCACTGCTTCCGATGTTCAAGTCTTCTGGTATCTCCTCATGCGCCTTCCTCTCCGCTTCCATCATCTTGGTATCAAAATATTCTATGGCTTCGTCAACTTTTACCTCGCTTACCTTAACCCCTCTCCGCTCCATAGCGGCGAGTACGGGTACTAGTGGTATCTCTATGTCTCTGTACACATCATAAACGCCTGCCTCTTCCATCCTAGGCTTTAGTTCAAGCCATAGTCTGAGAGCGTTGTCTGCATCAGCAGCGGCGTACTCCAGTATCTCCTCCGGGGCTAGCTCGCTCATGTCCTTACCGTCAGTGACCTCGGAGTAAGTGATGGGCTTGAGCCCAAGCTCCTGTACCGCTAGGTCTTTGAGGTGAGTAGAGGGTAGCCCAAGTAAGTACGCCGCTAACTTGGTGTCGTGGAAGTTGTTCATCTTAATGCCGTTGTTCAAGAGATGTGTTACCTCGAACTTAGCGTTGTGACATATAACTTCCTGTGAATTGTCTTCCAGTATGCTCTTCATTTTAATAGGTTTCTCTGGAATGTATGAGCCATACTGTGGTTTGTGAGACCAACTGTAGCCTACCACCTCTGCCTCTTGTACAGCAAACCGTCCCCCTCGTCTAGGACTAGTTGTCTCTAGGTCAAAACCTATGGGCCCATCGGCCTCAAAGGTGCCATACAAAGAGTACTCAGTGCGTGGTATTATTTCTCTATCGTGGATTCTGCCTCTCAGTGCAGCCCAATCCTCAAGTTGTATAGGCCACAGGTTTGGGTTATGTAGAGCTGCCGCAGGGTGGTACATCGGTACCAGTAGAAACCCATCACAGTCGTGCGGCATACCATGCTCTCGTGTGATGGACAGGTCTGGCTTGAAGTGTTTGCCAGCGACTGCTCCGAGTGTTATCACGACCAAAGGTCGCACCCGATTCATCTCGTCCTCCAGCCAATGCGCACATGCGGTTATCTCACGCTTGTACGGATTGCGGTTGTTAGGGGGGCGGTGCTTAACAAGGTTGGTCACCCAGACCTCTTCCCTTGCTAAGCCTGCTTGCTCTAATAAAATTTCTAGTTTAGTGCCACTCGCGCCAACGAATGGCTCACCCACTTGGTCTTCCAGTGCGCCGGGAGCTTCACCAATAAGCATGATGTCTGCGGAGAGAGACCCTTGACCGGGTACTGCTTTCCTAGCTCCTTCATGTAAGACGCACTCATTGCACTTGCTTAAACCAGCGTGGGGCTGTAGTATGTTCAAATCGTTCTCCCTCGGTTGTTTCTATAACCATGTGTTCGATGGATGCCGAAGGCCAGATATAACTGGTATGCTCATCTGGCTCCTCGGTATTGTGTTGTATGATGCTCAAGAAGCCGATGAGTCCAATCGGGTCTACTGCCTCCACGTTTTCAATCCGCAGTGTATCGCTGGACTCCCTCAGCTTTATGATAACCTCCACTAGACAGCCACTGACTGCGCCGCACCTATCGTGGCATCGAATGGTAGTGCTCGCAGGTTAGTCCAGTCGCCTGACTGCTTGATGCTGCCAGTTATGTACTGACCCTCAAGCATCGTACCAATAGCGTCCAGTAGTTCCCCGACTTCACTCATGTCATCGGAGTCTCGAAGCGCACCAATGCACTCGTTGAAGTGCTCGCCCATATCTTGGGTGGAGGTAGGTGCACCAGCCAGTGCCTTGAGATAGGCATCCAGTTTGCGTGAGGTCATTCCCCTGAGTCCGCGTTCCCTTTCTTCTATTGTCTTAGGGCTAGTAGAATTCTCGCTGGCGTACCAGTTGAAGAACTCTGAATGTACCCTGCCAATTTGCTTGCCAGTGTTAGAGGCATCTAGCCTGTGCACTACTCGCAAACGTGGTAGCCCGTTTATCTCGGTCACCTCGGAAGATTCTACTTCCCAGTTGTAGGTGCCTTCTGGAATCTGATTGGCTATCCGTGCCTCATCTTCCCTAGCTTGAAATTCTATAAATGATTCTGTTGTAAAAGGCATAATTACTCCTTGTCCTTTTCTAATTCTGTACCGACTGCCGCTTTAAGAACCTCCTCAAGCGCGCCCCATTGTGCGTTAACCAGAGTCGGCGGCTGGTCTCCCCACATGTGAGCAAATATATTTTTAGTCCAATAGTCGCCGCCTCCCAGCATGTGTGCTACATGCACTGGTACCTTAACAGGCTTGCCACCTAGTATCTGTGTCTCTGTATCTTGGTCTAGATACATAACCATGTTAAAGTAATGTCCCATGTTATGTCGGGCCCAACCCTCCATGGACGGATAGTACTTGAAGTCATCCATCCACTCGGGGTCGCCCTTCACAGTCGTGCCGCGGTTAGAGGTGTTACCCTTGCGCAGTTCTGCAACACGGGCTGTTCCTACTACATTGGCATTCAATGCTTTAGGATGCAGTAACTGCATGAAGCGTATGAAAGACCTCTGCCACTCACGGTAGACCTCAAACTGGTCGCGTGGGTCATGCTGCTCACGGTAAGCATAGGTGAAGTCGTAGCATAGCTCGGTAAAGCCATCTATAACAACGTCTGTGATACCAGCCTCTTGACCCCTGCGAGAGTTAAGTGCTCTTAAATATGTCTCGAACTCTGTAGCAAAGCTCAAGGGATTCTCTTCTGGCAAAGGGAACCTAACTATAAACTCATCAGGGATGCCAAGAGCATCATTTTCTTCCCTACCTATGAGTAATAGCCTGCCAGTCCTACCAGCCACGGGCTCCCTTTTTTTGAAATCCCAGAAGGCTGACGTAGCTAATGCTGTCTTGCCAACCCCCGGGCCGCCATAAAGTAATGTACTAATGTGCAATATATTCCTCCTCGTAATACTTGTCTGCTATAATACCATCTACATCCGCACCTGTCAACCACCCTCTGCAGAGTTGTTGGTAGTCACACCAATTGCATAACGGTGAGAAATGATGGATGGGTGTTTCGCCACCCTTTTTAATTTCGGACGCTAATCTTATCATATCTTTACCAGCGTTGTCAAGTGCTGAATCGCTGACGTAAACCAGACCACCTGCAACGTGTTCTGACTGCGTACTCCACAAGATATGTTGACGATAAATAGGGAGGTCAGCCAGCCAATCGTAAGCCTGTTTCAGTAGCCACGCGTAGCGCACTGGCTGGATTCCCCATTCCTCGTAGTTCAATAGCTTTTTCATCAGACCTGTTCCCTTCTCGGAACAAGTTTTGAATTCGTAAACGACCACGCCCTCTTCTGTAATTGTCCATAGGTCTGGCTTGCCCACGTAAGTAACGCCGTCAATCTCTACTTCTATCTTGTCCTCAGCTATGGGTATCTCAACCTCAAGCAACCAGCTAGGGACATCTTTTAACATGCGCAGGACACCGGGCTTGAACCTGTTGCCATCTGGCAGTAGCTGGTGTGTATAGTCAAACGCGTCCTTCATGTCATGAGTCATTAGACTCCGCTCCAGACTATCATGGAACGTGGTACCGCTAGTCAGGGGGCCAGTGGGTACGTAGCCGTACTCCTTCAGTCTCCTGCCTCGATACATATATTTTACTTGGCACTGTTGCCAGTTATCCAGTGCCGTTACGCTCGTCCTCATTTGTTAGTTCTCCCAGTGAGGCACGTTGGGCAGTGTTTAGCCCAGCCTTATGCCATCCTTCCTCGTTGTCATAGAGCAGTTTTTTGATATCATCTCCATAGTATTCTGCCAGCTTGTTAGCGGCAGCAGGGCCAACGCCCTCAATCATACGTTGTACTGCTCTTTTAAATTTGTTTTCACCCTTAACTTTTTTGTCCGAGCCAGACACTATTGTGAATAGGTGTCTCCCCGGCTGTAGTATATTCTTTGCTCTTCTAAGGGTGCTTAAAACCTTGTCCTCTTGGTACGGCAGCAGTATTATGCCACCGCGTAGAGACCATTTCAGTAGCTCCATTGGTAGGCTTAGCGTCTTGAGCTGCCACCATACTGGTCTGAATCCTCCTCTGCCATTAAATCTAAGTCCAAGAAGGGGGATATCGACCGCTTTCTCAAGTCTTCGAAGCTGCCTTTGTAGCCTTCTACTTCGTAAACTGCTAGCGAGGTCGTTTGCCTTCTTCTCCTCGATACCCACGGTGAGACCTGCTGGGGTAACAAAGACATAATCCCCTTCGGGCAGCTTGGCGACAGATACCTTTTTCCTATTGCCCCTCCGTATCGATTCTGCAACATCTTGGCGACCATCAACATAGATGACATCATCTGCTCCCAGCTCCGTCTTCCCGTTGTATAGTACGCCGTTCCTTACCTCGTACAAGCTCACTCCTCTTTTTGTAAACCTTGTTCAACTTCTTTCTCCTATAACCCTTGACCACTTTGCGGTCACGGTCTTTCCAATTCTTAGGCATTAATTGTTCTGATACTCACCCTTCTTGGGACGAGCTGTTTTTTTATCTTCCGCGTCATCCGCTAGCCTATATTCTACTTCAAGAAATCCATCTTCTACAAGATACTGTAACCACATCTTATAGCCTTCCTCTTCATGCTCCTCGTTAGACACTACGCGCCCAAGTATATAACGAATTTCATCTTCTGAAAGTCTAGTGCCTTCCCGTTCTGCCATGTCTATTAAAGCCTCTCTTACACGCCAGCCGTAGAATTCCGCTCTTTCTTGCATAAGTTTGGTTACTTTTCTAACCCTGTTCCACTTTAAGAATTGCCGCCCTGAATCGGCATCTCTAATTACAGGCACGGTCTGGCTACCTGTCACACCCTGTAATAGGATAGCGCACGGTTCGTGGTCGTACTGCATTTCCCTCTCTGGTGCCCCATACCTATTACCAAACCATTCAAAAGCCTCGTTCTGATATTTATGTCTTAACTTACCCATTTTACTCCTCTTCCTGCAAGTACACGGCTACGCCGCCAGTATTTATGTCTGATAACGCTTCACTAATATCACTTAATGATATAGCTATAGTACACATGGCAAGTGTGTTTATCCGTTCTGGCGTGCCAAAGTTTCCAATTTCCTGTTTTTCGATTCTTACAAGGTTATCAGTTAACGTCCCTAGTGTGTTTACTAATTCTGTAGTGTCTACAGTACAGCTTTTCCAATCTATCTTTTCAGTTGTCATTATTCTCCTTCCAACAATTTCATACCTAATGCTATCACTCCCCCTACACATCCCGTTACTATTGCTATAAACTCCTCCTGTCCGCTCACAATAGCCATCGCGCTGATAACTCCTAGTATCAGTAGTGCTATGACTATCTGTATTCTAACTTTTCCAAATTCTATACTCATTTAACTAACCTCACCATCTGAAAC